AGAAGATTGATCGCCAGAACAGACTCTTCTTGGAAGTCCATCCTCTCGGCGCTTTACCTGAATAGATAATCTCGAGCCATCGTTTCTGGTCCTTAGAAAACCAACCCTCTTCAGGACACGAATAACTTGTTTGATAGAACTCCATGTACTCACAGAAGTTCCTATCCCACATGGCTCCACCTATCCACAGGCCAATCAAGCGCGTGAACGACATGCCAAGGTCAAAGACACTTGACTCAGGATATAACGCCAACTGGAACCACTCAACCGTATCACGGTGAGCGTGACCATTCCGATACTTTGTGCCCAACAATTTAAAATCATTGGGATCTTTTGTTTTGTCACATTTCTCTGGTTTGATCACCATTCCTGTTGGAACACAATCCTGCTTCGCAACTTCCAGTTCGAACTGGTCGCCTGAGCGGAATGCGGAATCATCGCCCAGTACCCTCAGGTTTCGGATCTCTACTTCTTGGCAGCCGGCGAGATATTCGATCAGTATGTAGTTGACCACTGAGTCGATCATCTGCGTCCACCACGATCCGGAAGGTACACCCCTGTATTTACGGAACATACGTCCGTCAGGCATGAGAATGGGTGTATTAATAAAATACCACACCATGGCATCCCAAACATTTCTCCACTTTTGGGCATCAACCTTGCCCACGGGTTTACCCTGAAACGTTGAAAACTCGATGTTTTGTCTAAGAATATTAAACGCAACTCGAATTAACCAAGCAGGCACCTTAGTGTCGAAAGCTGAAAAATCGATACCATATAATGTTTCCCCGTCCCTTAGTTTGCAGCACCATTCGGTGTACAATCGCTGCGCACTCTTCCCGTTCAACATCGGTGAATTTGGATCGTTCATAAAGTCACGATACATCAAAGGGGCGTAGAACCCTTCGACTACCAACATCTCTGCGGGGTAAATCCACACAAGCCGCGTTTTGGGATCATCGATAGACGACATCCCACCACGTTGACCTGCCAAGCACGGAGGGAACCGCATCTTGGATGGATCGAAAGACTTCTTTCCGTTCTGTTTCATTCTGTGACCTAGCCATCTCGCTTCATGGTAGATCTCTTCCATCACGTCTCCTTTCTTACTGCCCATAAAAGTGGCTCCCGCAGACGTATCACGCCTCAGGAATTGACCCACTTCATGCCAATCTAATGGCTCTCGTTTGTAAGGAAGTTTAAATGCACGCATAGCCTTGGCGATAGCACGCCGCATGCATCGTTGTTGCCACGGTGAAAGATGGTGAAACTGATTCTTCTCTCCGGCAAACTTACCCAAGGCAGTGTACATGCCTGGGTTGCCTTGCGGTCTGCGAGTGAATCCACGGATATCCTCATATCTATCTCTCGAAAATAGTTTTAATGTCTCTCTAACATAAGGATCTGTGTTAGAGTTAGACGAATAAGTCGAATAGCCTCCGTACTTTGCGAGTTCGCGGAGATTCGGATTTGAAAAGTTGGAAGGTAACACTTCTTCGCTGTTGGCTTGACCTGCTTTGGCTGGACGCAGGTGGAGTTCGTCAATTAAATGAGACCCCTCGCTAAAAGTGTTGTGTGTTGTTGGATCTAAAGTAAAATCTTCCATTTCGCTTTAGAATATGAAGGAGGCAAAAACCCTCAG